ATCCAGCTTGGCAATATTACTTTTGGGTCAAACATAACAGCGTCAACTGGAACGGCTACGATTGGAACTTTGTCGGCAAGCACAGCAACAATTTCTACGGCCACAATTCCACTTCAACTTGGAGCTATTACCTTCGGGTCAAACATTACTGCTTCTACTGGCACTGCCACGATTGGCACTGAGTCGGTAAACGTATCAACAATTGCTTCTGCCACATTTGGTACAGCTAGAATTACTGGATCTACTGGCGGAGTTACAGCATTTAATTATGGAACTGCTGCATTTACTGGAGCGACACTTCAAGACCTTGATTCAGTAACAAGTGGATCAAACATAACAACTGGAACATTTACAGTTTCTGGTGCAGCGATTGGTGATATTGTATTTGGTGGACTTAACTCACTTAGCTCAAGCTCTGGAACCGCTGGAGTACCTACCGCTGGTGCAAGAATGATGAGCCAATTTAGGGTTGAGGGATCAAATGTTATTAGATACACAATTGTTAATACAGATACAGTTTCACACGGAACAATTCCTGCTGGCACAATTTACGCAACAGCAATAAGGATGGTGGCTTAATATGGCAATCAAATTCAATCGCTCGCAGACATTTGCAACCAACGGAACGGTTACAGCCGCAGGGTTGCACAATCTTATTGATGGAACGGATATTTACCAGGCGTTGATTACTGATCAAACCGACCTGTCATCCGTTGCAACAGATGACAAATTGTTGATTGCGGATGCAAGCCTTACTGCTGGCGATGCACCAAGAAGCACAACAGTCCAAAATCTTTTTGATGATGCGCTTACTGGCGGTACATATACAAATGCAAACCTGTCTGGAGTTTTTACATTTGGAACTGCCACAGGCAATCGCACAGTTAGCACAAGCGCAACAATCACAACTGGAACGATTCCAAATTTAACATCAAGCACAGCCAATATTACGCTTGGAACAATTCCAACGCTGACTGCTGGAACGACCACATCTACTGCGGCCAATATAACCAATGGAACGATCCAGACGCTGACAGCAAGCACGGCTACGATTACTGCAGGAACCTATTCTGGTGCGATCAATAGTACGCTTGGAACGATTGCTACGCTCAATAGTACTACCGGAACTATTACTGGATTAAGAAGCACCACAGGCACAGTAGCTACACTTAATAGCACTACTGGAACAATTACAAATTTATCCACAACACTTGCTGGTGATTTTACGATTAGTCAGGGGACAGCAACAATTGGTATTGCAACAATAACTCCGGCTAAACTTTCTCAACCAATTACATCTGGAGTGCAAACTGCATCAACTACTGGAACGGCAATTGACTTTACTGGCATTCCAAGCTGGGCAAAGAGAATTACAGTAATGTTAAATGGCGTTAGTGTTAGTGGAACGTCTCCAATAGAAATTAGAATTGGAACAGCTTCAGGAATTGAAGCAACTGGATATAAAAGTTGTGCTGGATGGGGTGGAGAAGTAAATCGGTATAATCCTTCAACAACTGGATTTTCAACTCTTGCAATATCAGGTTTTGCAGCAGCCGACCTATTGCATGGATCAATGATAATTTCAACACTTGGAAGCAACACATGGGTTGAGCAATGTGGATTTTATTTGGATGGGGCAAGTTCAAATATTCAACAAAATGGAGGAGGATCAAAGACTTTAACTGGAGGAGTACTTGATAGAGTCAGGGTAACAACAGTTGGTGGCTCAAATACATTTGATGCTGGAACTATTAACATCATTTACGAGGGATAAATATGATTGCGAGAATTGAATCAAATTGTGAGACAAGGGAAGTTAAATATTTTGATGAAAATAACAATGAGATTGACCCATCATCCATTGTAAATCAATCATAAGATAAATGACACTATCTGAAATTGCGCAATACGCAGGTGAGAAGGTCGGAAAGACCGACTCGGATACGCTTACTTTTCTACAGAAAGCAGCAAGTTTGGCCTATCGTCGTGTATGGGACTTTGCTCCTTGGCGTGAGACTGTTACAAATTCGACCTATTCTGTCGGAACAACCCGCCTCATTACTTTAGGTACAAATGTAGAAACACCTCTTTCCGTTGCATACAACGATGCGGAGGTTGATCCAATTGACTTGGCAACAATCATCAGCCAAGACCCAGGATTACTTGACGATGCCCGTACCGGAGATCCGGACACATATCACTTCACGGGGCGCAATAGCAGCGGAGTTGCAGAATTGAATCTTTACCCAAGGCTTGCGACAAGCGGAACTATTCCATTGCGAGTTGTTGAAAAACTAAAGTGCCTAACACGCACAAACATCATTGTTGACTTTCCTCCATCTCAAGCTGCGTTAGATGACGAACTTCGCTTGCCTCATGTGCATCACTTGGTTCTTGCCCTAACTCATGCCGATGCCTTAGAGCGTGAACGCCAGTATGCCAAGGCACAGGCTATCACGCAGACTGCAAATACCGATCTTGCTGCAATGGCTAATTACGAATTGAGCCAGGTTGGTGGGATAAAGCAGATTACCCCTCAAAGCCTTGGCGAACTAACCATCGAAGAAATGTTCTCGGCCTAAAGGAGTCATTGTGCCGTACTACTCGGACAATTTAGACGATCTTCTGGCGTTTGATGGAATCCGGAGTTTTGCCGGAGGCCAAGCCAGCGGTTTGCAATCTGATCTATTGGCTGAAAATCAAGTTCAGCAATTAGTAAACATGACCCTATCTCCAAAGGGTAGCCTTGAAACACGCAAGGGAGTTGCAAGTTTTAGTACATCAGCAACAAGCCAAGAAGGATCAATTGGTGGGATGCGATACTACGATACATCGCAAACCGAAAGGCTTGTTGCAGTAATTCAAGGAAAACTTTATACAATCAATTCAAACGGAACAGCGATTAATTCTGATGGGAATACTGGACCACACAGAATTGAAGAAATATGGGATAATTTAACTGGAGCTACAAGAACATGGAATAATGAAGCGCAAAAATGGGCTGACGGATTTTCAACCAGCTTTGACGCAAAAGTAAGCATGGCTCAATTTAACGACAAGATGTATATGGCTGATTCGGATGGCGCGCTTTACTATTATGATGGAGATATTGCAACAAGACAAGCTGGTAAAGTTAGGGCAATAACCGTAACTACGGCAGGCAGTGGATATACCAGCGCAACGGCAGTTGTGACAGGACCAGATTGGGGTGGAGCATTACCAACCTTAATTACAACTGTTGCTGGTGGTGCTGTTACTGGCGTTACTGTAGTTGATGGAGGATCTGGATATTCTGGCGCGCCAACAGTAACAATTATTGGAGATGGATCTGGAGCTACAGCTACTGCCATAGTTAGTCCTCCTCCGCTTGATTTAAGGCTTTTAATCAATACTGGAAATAGGCTTTTTGGAGTTGGGTCTGGATCAAATCGAAACACGCTTTACGCATCAGATATTTTAGATGCGTCAATTTGGGATTTGACGAACAGCATTGTTGTTAACGCAGATGACGGAGATGAGATTACGGCAATTGTTCAGTATTATCAAAACAGAATAATTGTTTTCAAAAAGAGGCGAATATTTCAAGTTACAATTCCTGCAGATGCAACAAGTGCGGCTGATTGGACTGTCCAACTAATATCAAATAACACTGGCTGTGTGGCCGAAGCTTCCGCTGTTCAGGTCAACAGCGATATATTCTTTCTTTCTGATGATGGCATTAGATCGCTAGTGCGTTCAGCAGCAGACGATTTCACATCTGTTGGTCTTCCAATTTCAGAAGTAATTAAAGATGTTATACAACAAATCAATAGCGCAAAAATTGGAATAGCTGCTGCACATTTTTATGACAATAGATATTTTCTAGCAGTACCAACAGAGTCAAATGATTTCAATGATACAATCATTGTTTACAATACAACTCTTGGAGCATTTGAGGGAATATGGACTCCCAATGTAATGCAGTTTGCATTGACAAACTTTCAAGACCAAGGGTTGCGGTTAATGATGAAGTTGACAACAGGACAAATCACCAGGTATAGCGGATATAAAACTCCAGCACAGGTAACAACCGCAGACTATAGAGACTTTGGAGTTTACACAACAACTGTTTCAACTGGTGGAACTTCCACGACAACTACATCAACTGGAACATTTGACTACGAATCATCTGTGCGCACCAAAGACTTTAACTTTGGAGATCCATTTGCTGTTAAGTACGGAAGTCATTTTGAGGTTATTTTTGATGATTCCTATTCGACAGATACAACCATATCTATTCAGCGTGATATAGATGTTGGAGATATTGATGTTCAGCCAAACCTAAATATATCTAGTTCCGCACTCACGCTAGAGTTTACATTGCCAGCCCAGCTTCCAACATCAGTAAAAAAGAAGCTTGCGAGCGATCTTCGCAAGTATCAAAAATGGCGTTTACTTAATGTCAAGATTTCATCCGTTGCCAATAAGATGGCAATTCGGCAGATTACTGCAGCAGCAAATCCAGATACAATTGAGTTGCAAAAGACAATATGACGGCTGTTGAGTACATTGAGCAAAGCGGTGTTCCAGAGGCTATGTGGCCTAACCTGGCTGAATGGTTTGGATGGTTCGAGAAGCAGGGCATGGTTGGCATTGTGGAGGATAAGGATGGGATTGCTGGCGTGGCTT